CATCTTCGTCTCTTGTTTTTTCTTATAGATGTGCGTTGCAGCGTTTAAGCCAAGTTTAAGTGCACTAAACCACATAAAATATTATATTATTTTAGCAGTTTTAGACTTTTCTGCTAACATTCTTTTAGTTCCTTTAACAGTAACCTCTTCGGCCTTTGCTATATAGTTGAAAGCACCGTCTGCAGTTGTTTTTGATCTTGGATCAATCTCAACTTTTTCTTTTGGAGTTTCTACTTGAACTATTTTGTCTAATTTTTCCATTTTTTCTCCTTGTTTTTTATTAAATTAATTTTCTTTTCTTATAATGTCAATATTTGGCATCATTTGATCAGCATTTGGCAATGTTTTACTTAAAATTGTCTTTTCAATTGATGTATTAGCTCTTAATTTTGCTAATTCTTCGTTCTGATCTAGTTTTTCGTCAGTATTTTGTTGATTCATCATTGCTCTCATCTTATCAAGGTCAAATCTTCTGTCTGATTCATCTTTTTTTCTAGCATTTTCTTGTGATCTGATGTCTAATTCTCTGGCTCTTAGTTTAGCAAGAGGGTCATTACCATAATCACCAAGTAATTTTTTCTCCTCTCTCATAAACTCTTCCATCATTTCAGCAATTAAGATAGCTTTTCTAGCTTCAATAGTCATATTTAAATCCATAACTTGTTGTTGAGCCATTTGATCACGCATCATTTGAGGATTTTGTTGCATTTGTTGTAATTGCATAATTTCATTTTGGAATTCTATCTCAACTTGTTCTAATGCCATCAAAGATATGTGCTCAAAAATATTTTTTTGTAGTGATGCCATTACTGCAGGATTATTTCTTGCCATGTTTGTTGCCATAAAATTTAAATGAGCTGTGATATGTGCTTGATGGTCTTGTCCTTTGAATGCTTGAAACGGTTGACCACCTAAAGCTTGTATATGTTCTACTGCAGGATCCATTGGCATAGGTCTTTGTGGAACTTTTAAAATGTTATCAATATTTTTTACACCTAAAGCTTCATACATATTTCTGTAAGCTTGATACATATTATGTAATTGTGGATTAGATGTTGCCAGCTGCAGTTCCGTTTGGGCAATAGAGATCCTTTGAGACTGAGAAAAAATGTTTGGATCTGCAACTGGAATGATGTCTACCTTATCGTCAAAGTCTTGTTGTTTAATCATCCTTTGACCACCTACAACATCGTATGGGTACTCTTGAGGTAAATATAATTTAAATACTCTTGCCATCAACTTAAATTCATTTTTAAGTGCAGCATAAATTCTTTTGTGGATCGCTGACATAGTTCTCGATCCACGTTCCAACAGCGCAACTGTCGTGCCCACGGCCGCTTGTTGATTACCCTCTCCAACTTGAAGATCTGCTATTGACGCGAAACGCTGTCCTGCAGAAACCACGACACCCATAAGCTGTAACAAAGTTGCAGATGGTTCTTTAAAAGGTAACGTCATGAATGAGTCACGAATGTTACCACCTGGTGCATCTACATCTCTAAATTCTCCTGGTTGTATAGACTGAGCATCATCTCTAATTCTAATACCTCGCATTTTAAATCCTGCAGGTAAATTAGATAATGTTCCTGCATCAAGCAAAGATCTAAGAGCTGATGTTGCTGTTCTAGATAATCCACCAATCATGTGAATTAAACCAAATCCGTAAAAACCTAAACCAGGTAAAAATTTAAAATGTACAAAGTATGGAATTTTTTGTTTCTTAGGATCCGCTACTTCATAGTTTCTTCTAATTGATAAAATTTCTCTTGTGCCTTCTTCAACGGTTACAATGTATGGAAGTTTAATTCCTGTCTCAGCGCCATCAGGTCCACGGTCCTCGAACCCTTCTAAATCTAAATTGACATGAAATTCAAGAAGCGTGTACATATCTTCGTTGAAACTTCTTTTAGTTCCTTCTAACATTCTTTCTTTTTTCTCTACTTCACTTTCTGGTGAATATGGTTTTGGTAATTCTACATCTCTATAAAATCCAGCTACTTGTTGTTTCCTTAGATCATTCTCAGAGATTTTAAGACGGTGGATCACGGCCTCCGCATCTTCTAATGAAGTTGCATTGTAAGGTACTATCAAATCATCTGCCGGTACAAACTTAGAAACGGTTCTGCCTAAGAGATCGTCATAGTAAACTTTCTTAAACGCAGAACCGCTAAGAGGGAGATAAAAAAGCATTTGGTCAAATTCTGGTTCGTACTCTTTCATCACATCCATGAGTTGATAGTTCATGAATTCTTTTACACGATTAGCTTGATCGTTTTTTTGTGGAGTCGGTGCTCCAACAGTTCTTGTTCTTACAGGTCCATCTGCAGGTAACAATTCTTTAAATGCCAATGCTTGAAACTGTGTAACAGCCTCAGCAAGCACAGGGTGTGTGGCACCACTTGCACCTTGAAAAGGTTCTGTTCTATTTTCATATTTAAATCCTAAAAGATCTAAACCTTTTGCATAACTATCTTCCCATTCTTTTCTTGAAGATTTATATTCTTGATAGTTTTGCGATAATTCTGAACCAAGAGGATTTAATGTTTCCTCCGGTAGTAACTCTGCTAGATTATCAAAATGACTCTCACCTTGTTCTTGGCTAAATGCTCCAGGTTCAAAATTAATTTCAACGCCACCATCTTCTAACTCTGTGATCTCTGTATCACCTGCATCTGGTAGCTGCTCTTGAATTTCTATTTGCTCTTCAATTTTTTCCTCTGCCCCAGGTAATTCAACCTTTTTGTTTGGCAGGCTTTTGTCTATTGCCATAGTTTTTCTCCGATCTTACCTCTTTAACAGTATTATAATCAATATTCAAGCCTTGTGATTGTGGGCCTGATTTGGGTGGTATTGTGGTTGTTAGTTTTTTTGGTTTCTTTGTTTTGTCTTCGTAAGTCAATTTAAGTCCTTTTTCTTTTAATTCTCTTAATCTTTTTGGTGTCCAATAAAACATTTTATTCCTTTCTGTAAAAAATCATTCTAACATAAAATCCTACAAAAGTCAAATCACCAATAATAAGAATATTTCTTCCTCGGTTGTGGCTCATCTTGATAGTCTTCTGGATGAGTAATTAGTCCACCATCTCTAAATCTCATGATAGCTTGGGTGGTGGAGTCAACCAAATCATCATGTTCACCATACGGAAACGCAGCACATTCCTCAATTACTTCTTGTGCAAATTCTCTCTCTTTAGGAGCATATATTCTACCAGATTCAAACAACGGTGCAACTGAGTTTACTCTTGCGTGTTTATCATTACCACGACTAGGTGTAAAGTCTGCAACAGGAATTCCCATTCTTCTTAATTCAAATATCAAAGGTAGCCCTGCTGCTTTTGCCTCAATCAAAACTGTTTCAGGATTCCAATATTTATATTGTTCGTATGCTAATCTTTTTAATTCTGGAAATTCATATCTACCTTTTACAGCATCAATTAATATAATTGATTGTGGTGAGTCTTCATCTTTTCTAAACACACCCCATGTAGTAATCGCAGAATAATCCGCTGTTTGTTTTTTAAGAAACGCTGTATCATAACTTTGTATTACATGTTCTAGAACAGGTAACTCTTCGCTTTCCCAATCTTGCCACCACTCTCGTTTAATCAAAGCTCCTTCGTCCGAGGTTGGATTTTGCATATACTGTGCATTCCATTTATTAACTCCTGCAGATGCTTTGACAGCTTCGAGATCTTCTAACTTCCAATACTCTGGCCAAACAGGTTTACCTGAAGGCATGATCGCAGGAAATTCTATTATCTCCCATTGATCTGCTTTCTCTTCTTTTTGTGCACTAAGTAACATCTCTGTTAAATCTTTTTTTGACCATCTTGTCATGACCAGAATAATTCTTCCACCTGGTTGAAGTCTTTGTCTTGGTCCTGAAGTATACCACTCGTAAGTTTTTTCAAATGCATTGGGTGAGTTTACATCTTGCTCTGAGTGTGGATCATCTATTATTAACAAATCAGCACCTCTACCGGTTACCGCACCTTGGACACCGACTGCAAAGTATTCTCCCTTTTGTTCCGTGTTCCATCGTCCTGCTGCCTTTGAGTCTTCTTGAAGTCTCGTTGCAAAAAGATCTTGGTATTCTTTTGAGTCGATTAAATTTTTTGCTTTACGACCAAAGTTTACTGCAAGCTCTGCTGTGTGAGTTGCTTGAATAATCTTTAAACTCGGATAACGGCCAATCATCCACGCAGGTAAAAAATAAGATGCAAACTCAGACTTTGTATGTCTTGGTGGCATATTGATTATAAGACGAGTGCACTCGCCCCGTGCAACACGGTTGAACTTTTCAGATATTACTTTGTGGTGCTCACCCTCAATAAACTGTGGCCACATTCTTTTGACAAAGGTTAAAAAATCATTTCTTGCAGCTTCTGCTTTTTGATTTTCATACCCTTGTAAGATATCTGCTTTTAATCTTTCTCTAGCCTGAACATCAGGTATTTTATTTATCTGGTCTATTGTTAGCTTCATATGGAACCAAAAAGTATTTTATAGGATAAATTATGTAAATCAAGCTATATAGGGGTATATGTTAGGATCCCTATCGCAAAAAAGGGGATCGATAAAAATAAAAAGTTCAAATTTTCAAAACGCATTGGTACCTCTATTGGGAGGGGGAAGAGTCGGGGTGGGTCCCGCCCACATGCTCTTCTCTCCACAACTGTGGGGTGTATGCAATAGCTGCATACACCCAGAAGTTTAATTATTTATTTCTAAACTCTTCAGCAAATTTATTTCTATCCTCTTTTAAAACAAAGTATCTTTTAAATATAGAACCACTATTTAAACTTCTAATAATTAATTCTAATTCTACTTTCTTTTTTCTATTTGTTTCAGTGTCGAATATATAAATCCAAGCACCTTTTTTCTGTCTAAAAAATTTAGTAGACTCAGCCATGGTTAACCCCGTACCATGACCCATCTCGCTCAACTGCAACAATTTGATTTGCATAAACTGAACCATGCTCATCAAACATTCCAACCTCAGAACCATTAGTCCAAATCAAAATAACTTTTTTTAATCCTTTACCTTGCTTTGGGCTTTCCATTAGCTTACCTGTAATTGGTACACCAATTTGATTTGACTTTATTCGATCATTCTTTTTTAAATCTTTAAAGTCTATTTTATTTTCTGTTACTATTTCCATACTTTCTCCTTTGTTAATATGTAGGATATTATATTAATCAATACTGAAGTCAACAAAAGATTTCTGGGATCTATAATTATTTTTTCTGGGGTGGGTCCCGCCCACATGCACTACCCACCGGGTGCTGCATATCTGCAACACCCGATGTGGTCTTTTTACAACATTAAGAAGCTTCCTTAGCTTCTTGAACAAAGGACTTGTAAAAAATCTGTTGAATTTTATATTGAGTATGTCTCCATGAAAATCTTGGAGATAAACGCTCAATCGAGTCCTTTGCATCTTTGTAATTTCTAGCGTCTGTCATAGTGTTAAAAGTTTCAACAACATCGATATCTGCATTGCCGTTGTCTTTGTCTTCACTAATTCTCAACACTAAAAATGTAGAGTGTGTATTTTCCATATTTCCTCCTTTCATAGTTGACAATATAGTCATGTAGGATAATATGTCAAGAAGAAAGGAAAAATAAATATGTTGAACAAAGGAACAAAATTCTTCGTCACTTGGACACCACAATATATAAATGGCGAAGAAAATCTTCATGGTCAAAGTGTTTCAAGAAAAGGGCTTTGGGATGAAAAAAGTAAAATAGCAATTAATAAAAAAACAGGAAAAAAGTACATGACTTTTTGGGACAGAGACAGAGAAAGATACACAAACGCATCCTCTGAAATTGTTTCAATTACTTTTAATATTTTTCAGAAAGGAGAAAAATAATGTTGAGAGCAATATACTTTGCATTGCATTTTGCAATGATATTTTTAGGTGTAGTGTTAGCAATACACTTTGATTTTTGGACAGGGTTTTTTGTAACACTTACATTTACTCTTAAATGGTTTTTTATGTTTCCACATGTGGAGGGTAGAAATGAAAGATAATTATTGGCAAAAGTTAGTTGATAAACATTTAGTTGGTAGAAAAATTGTCAAAGTAAAATGGCTCGACCCAAAAGAAACAGATAAACTTTTTGGATGGTCGCAACAACCTTGTGAGATATACTTGGACAACGGAACTGTTTTAACTCCGTCGCAAGATGATGAAGGTAATGATGCAGGAGCAATTTTTACAAATTTAAAAGAATTGCCAACTATTCCAACATTTAGAGATTAACAGCTTTGGGCGATCAGATTTCTGGTCGCCCAGATTTTTTTATTTTTTTATTAGGGTGGGCCCCGCCCACATGCTCTTATCTGGTAGGGTGGGCCCCGCCCACATGCACTTACCAAGGACGGCAGCCGCAAGTGAGCTGCCGTCCTGGATTTTTTATTTTAGTAAAACATGTTCGTTAAAATCTATTTCAACTTTAAGAACTCTTTCGCCAAAGCCGTCAATCTCTCCGAGATAAGCATAGACAGGATAACTACCATCTCCAATGCCCGTAGAGAAAACAACTCCTAAACCGTTTCCTAATTCTCCTCCTTGATTTTCATTTTGCAAAGTTTGATGACACGCTCCACTGTAAGAATAAGATTTGTCATCTTTTTTATTTTCAAAATCAACTTCATTACTTATGAAGTCTTTAACATAACAAGGGTCACTAACCATTAACTGACCACTGTCTACTCCTGCTGTACCTATTTTAACTTTTCTCATTTTATTTCTTCTTTCTGCTTATCTGTTAAATCACTATCGTTTAGATAAGCTTGTTTTATTTCTTCTTCACTTGCAATAATTTTTACAATTTTTTCTCCATTATCATTTATGATAACTTTAATTAAACCTTTGTTTATTGCATCTTGCATAGCGAAATTAAAACCATCCTTTATTTCTTTTAAAAGTTTAGTTTTCATTTTTGTCCTTTCGTTAATATGTAGGATTTTATAGTAATTATTTTTTTATTACAACAAAAAATTTTTTAAAAAAACCTGGGTGGGTCCCGCCCACATGCTCTTCTCTACAACCTGGAGTTGTGTGCCTGGAGGTGCGTCAGTATGTCCTATATAATCCTACATACTCTTAATATAGGATTATCCTATTAAAAAAGGAGGTTAAACATGGGTTTTGATTTATACGGAATGAACCCTTACAATCCAAACAAGGCAGTTAAGCCTACTATTGATTGGGATAATAAACCAACTAGAGAGGAAACTGATAAATACTTTGAAGAAAAAGGTAAATATCAAAAAGAAGTTGTTGGTGATTATTTCAGAAATAATGTTTGGTGGTGGCGTCCACTTGCAAGTTATGTAATCCAATATACAGGTTGCGTTAGCGAGGACGACGCTCAAATGTGGAGCGAGAATAGTGGTCATGAGGTTGACGACGAAACCGCAAAACAAATTCATAATCAATTACAAGTCTTGATTGAGAGTGGACACACTCAAAAATTTCAAGATGATTATGAGAAGGAAAGAGTAAAAGCAGAAAAACACAACGACAAGGTTGAGAAGGAGTTAGAAAAATTTTGTAAGAGTGTTGAAAAAAAATTAGGTAAAACTAATTTGGCTCCAATGAACTTTCCAAAAGCAGATCACGACGAATGGGAAAGAATTTACCGTAAAAGAAAATGGAATGCGTCTTACCCTTTTAGCGTGGAAAATGTAAAAGAGTTTGCGGAGTTTTGTAGATTTAGCGGAGGTTTTAAGATTTGCTAATTAGCTAATCAGTCGGCGAGCAATCGCCGACTGATCTCTGGTTTTATCAAGTAGATATACTTGTGCCGACAATGGACCTTTCGGCCGGTAAGACCTGAGATCAGGTAAAACTGATCTAGCCCAGGATTTTTTGTGTTGCATGTGCAAAGGTCCTTATCTCATTAAGTCCAGGGCAACACGCGAGCAGCCTACGACCCAGCTTCGCGAGCATTGGGACTAGGCTGTTAAATTCCTGGGACGCCA